GGATTTACCGAGCGCGAACTTAACTCCGTAAAGAGATTTAAGCGAAGGGTGATTGTGTGATATGCGAGGTGCCTACACGCCGATAGTAATCCGAAACATGGTTGCTGGTTATGCAAATGAATCAGAAGGAATCTGGAGCAATACAGGTTCCGATACAACAGTTTACGGTTCAATCCATCAAAAAGCATCCGAGGAAGTGATGGAGAACACTGTTGGTCAAATAAGTGAAGAGCGCAACATTGTTTGCCGACTTCCACTTAGTGCAAGCGTGACCTATGGTGACCAAGTTGTTATTAATAATTTTCATCAAGTTGTGAATGGCGTTTACGAAATAGATTCTTTGCTGTTTACGAAAACACACATTCGTGCAGAATGCAGAAGGACGCTTCGTTAATATGGCATCAAAATATACAAAGCAGGGTTTTTATGAGGGCATCAAAGAACTTGATGCACGCCTCAAAAGGGCTCTTCTTCACGGCTCTTGGGCCATGCGCGATGCAGCGCGCGAATTGGCAAAGATGGGAGAAAATGAAGTAAAGACATCAATTTCCAAGCCAGGAAGTTACAAAAAATATTGGAAAAACGGCAAAGAAAGAATGTCATCCCATCCCGGAACACCGCCTGCAGCAGAACCTGGTGGCAACCTAGATTCAAGTATTTATTCAAAGGTAAATTCTGCAGTTAAACGAAATCCCGCAGAAGCAGAATTTGGAAGCAAGGCACCATTTGCCGCCGACCTTGAATTTGGTACGCCAAGCCTACAGCCACGTCCATTTTTGCGTCCAGCACGACAAAAGGTACGTAACAACGCGCGCGAAGTGGTAGTTAATCATTTCATTGGAGCAGTAAATGCGCAATTGAATCGGGCAAAAATGACAAGTATAAATATTGATATGGAGGCATAATGGCTTCCATCGGCGGCGCTATCCGGACCGTGCTGGTCAATGATTCGATAACAAGCGTTGGTTCGCGTATTTATAGAGATATCGCTCCACCGGAAACTGCATATCCATATATCACAATCTTTGACGAACTTGGGAATACCCCGGCACTGATTGGAGACCAGGTTGTACTGGCAAGGACACGGCTCGTTCAGGTCAGCCTGTGGCAGTTGCGTCAATCCGAAAACACAGCAATCATTGACGAAGTTGTTGCTGCGCTGGACAGTGCGAATCTGAGCGCAAACAAGTTTGTTTACAGGGTTCGTGTTACGGACATACAAAGAACCTTCAACTCCGAGGATGATACTATTTTACACGCAGTAACCCTCAACGTCATACAAAAGGCGCAGTAATGGCATTTACACCAATCACCGTTACGGGAACGTATGTTGAGACAGGAACTGGCAACCCGCAGTCCGGTCGCGTCACGTTCCTCCTTACCGCACCAATGCGTCAACCTCAATTCAATCTCACAGTTGCTCCATCTTTGGTTACCGCGACACTCAGTGCATCTGGTTCTTTTTCGGTTGTCTTGTACGCGACAAACGACACCGCCACAGAACCACTCGGTGTTACTTATGAAGTAACAGAGCGAATTTCTGGATGCGCACTAAATAAATACTTTATCGAGATTGACAAGGACGCGATTCTTGGTGCTGTTGACTTGGCGGACCTTGCCCCAAATATTGCTCCAGTCGTGCAGGAGAACTATGCGACTGTTGAGTATGTCAATGACGCTTTTTCCGATGCTGGAGATGCTGCAACTTTGATTTTTAATCCAACATCAGAAATAACGTCCACAACTGTTCAGGGTGCAATCGAGGAGGTCAGGTCGCGTTCGCGTTTTGTTCATAATCAAGCATCTGCTTCGAGTACGTGGAATATCACACATAACATGCGATTTTTCCCAAATGTCAGCATTGTTGATAGCGCCGAAAGTAAGGTCATTGGCGAGGTCACCTATATATCGGAAAATGCCCTAACGGTGACCTTCTCACACTCTTTCGCTGGAAAGGCGTATCTTTCATAGGAGGAGTCTGGAGGTAGACCGGCATGAAATTCGTAACAAACTTAAATCTTAATCAGAACGAACTCCAGAACGGAAAGTTCCAGGTCGTTGCTTCTGACCCGAGCACCGGCAACTTTGAAGGCCGCCTCATTTACAACTCGACTGAGAAGACAATTAAGTATTTCAATGGTACTTCTTGGGAAAAGTTAATCATTGGTGTTGAGACTGCTGGTAGTGCTTCTGCGGCTCTCACAATCAATGAGTCCAACGGAACAATTTCCATTGAGCCAAATCTTGCCACAACATCTAACCCTGGCGTCATGTCCACATCGGACAAGTCATTGCTTGACAATGCAAGTTCATCTGATGGCGTAAATACTCTTGTCAAGCGCAATGGTGATGGTAGGTTCCAAGTTGCTGAACCAGTCAACGCACTGGATGCTGCCAATAAGGCGTATGTTGATGCAGCGCGCAGTGGTCTTGACGTTAAGGAATCTGTTCATGTTGCCACGACCGCTGCAATCAATCTTGCGAGCGACCTCAATACCGGCGACACAATTGATGGGCACGTACTTGAAACTGGCGACCGAGTTCTCGTCAAGGACCAGGTAACTGCTTCTGAAAACGGCATTTATGTTGTATCCGCATCTGGAACTGCTCAGCGCGCAACTGATGCTGACACAAGTGCTGAAGTCACCTCTGGTATGTTCACGTTCGTCACGAACGGAACAACATACGGTGACACTGGTTGGGTTCTTACTACAAACAACCCGATTACTCTTGGCACAACACCGCTCACATTTGCTCAGTTCTCAGGAACTGGTCAGATTACCGCTGGTGAAGCCCTTGAGAAAGTCGGCTCAACTCTTAACGTCCTCACTGATGGCGTAAGCATTCATGTCGTCAATGATGAACTAGCAATTGCTGATGGGGCCGCCGGCGCAGGTCTTTCTGCTTCTGCCGGAGTTCTTAGCATTGCTCTCCACAACACGGGTGGGCTGGAAATTGACGGAGACGAACTTCAAATCAAGATTGATGAAGATGTAGACGGTCTTACTACAACGGTCGATGGTCTTGCTCTTGATTCTAGTATTGCTGGAACTGGCCTTACTTTTACCGCTGGAGTATTGTCAGTTGATGCAGTAGACCTAACTTCTGCATCTGCCGGTGGAGTGACTGGTGTTTTGCCAATCGCAAATGGTGGCACAAACGCCACAGATGAGTCAACAGCCAGAACAAATCTTGCCTACACGAGCCCAACCGGCGCAAATACCAGCACGCCTGTTTTGGCAAGAATTTCAAGCAAGGTTGTCGGCGACGGCGCAAATACATCGTTTTCCGTAACTCACAACTTCGGCACACGTGCAGTTGTTGTGCAGGTTTATGATTCCTCCAGTTATGACACCGTCATTGCAGACGTAGTGCGGACGACCACGGACACCGTTACGGTTTCCTTCTCGGTCGCCCCTTCTTCGAACGCATATACAGTCGTCGTCACTGGTTAGTAATACCCATAGTGCCTTGCGGGGCACACACAACCAGAAGGCAGTCGAGGCTGTATTCATATGACACGATTTGTTGGAACGCCCCTACGCGGCATTGAGTTTTCTAGTCCAAGCGACGAATCATTCTCTACACGCGTAAATCTTGATGCACATGCAAGAATTCGCATTGATGCTGGCGGTCGTCTTACGTGGTCTTCTGGTTCAGCGGCTGGAGATACCAACCTCTACCGCACAAGTGCAAACACCCTCTATACGGATGACGTATTTCAGGCCGCCCTTGGGCTCGTGACACTGACGACAAATGGGACGCCTACTTCGGAACTTCCTAACGGAGCCATCGCAGTAGATACAACAAATAACAAGTTCTTTTTCCGCTCTAACTCAACATGGACTGAAGTAAGCGGCGGAGCAGGTTTGTTATCTGGAGACGTAGATGGTGGTATTATTTCTCCAGAAATATATGAAGCAGAAGTTACAAATTATGTAATCGTTGGCTTTGACGGAGGTGCGGTGTAATGGCTGGAGCAAGGATTCAGGTCAAGCGCGGTACAGCCTCATCTTGGACAAGCAATAACCCTGTTCTTTACGCGGGTGAAATCGGTTTTGAAACCGACACGAAAAAAGTCAAAATTGGCGACGGCACTACAGCATGGAATTCGCTTTCGTATACGGTTATCCCGATTTCCCTTAGTTCACTGAATGACCTTAGTGATGTAACCATCACCAGCGTCAGCGGTGGGGATTTTTTGCGTTACGACAGTTCCGCTTCCGTCTGGATTAACGACGCCGTAAACCTTTCAACCGACACCGTCGGCAACTACATGGTCGATGTGGCTGGCGGTACTGGTGTCACCGTCACTCACACCCCAGGCGAAGGTTCAACTGCCTCTATTGCAATCGGGCAAGATGTGGGCACTTCCGCATCAGTTTCGTTTGGTCAACTTACGGTAAATGGTCAAACAAATATTGCCGGTCATGTAATTCCAAGCACAACAGAAGCATACGACCTTGGCTCTGCTTCGGCGCGATTCAGGGATATCTATTTGTCTGGCACAAGCATCAATCTTGGTGGGGCAGAAATCACGAGTGATGGAACATCAATCACTTTCTCTGGTGGCTTGACGGTTGACTCGCTATCAGATATCGATTCCGTTCAGTTTGATACAACAGCGAGTGTGGCACCTGCTGCTGGAATGCTTACATGGGATTCTGTTGAGGGAACACTCAATCTTGGCTTGACAGCAGATAAACACATACATCTTGGAGAGGAATCGGTATTCCGTGTTCGCAACACAACTGGTTCGCAAATTCAAAAAGGCACTGCGCTTTACGCTTCCGGGGTAGAGGAAGACGGAAAAGTTGAAGTATTTCCATATACTGCAGATGGAACTATCCGTGAAGAAAGTTTTATTGGACTTGCAACTGAATCAATAACCAATGGCGGCAGTGGATTTGTTCAAACTTTTGGTTTTGTAAGAGGACTTGACACAAGAGGAAATTCTTCAACAGCAATCAGCGTTGGCGATGAAACATGGGCTGTTGGAGACCTTCTCTATGTTCACCCAACAGTCGCTGGCAAACTGACAAACGTTGCTCCACGTCATGCGGTTCTTGTTGCAACTCTAGTTGTCAGGAATGCATCAACTGGTGTTTTGCTTGTAAGGCCATCTGTAGGTGAGCACATTCAAGATTTGCATGATGTTCTTTTGACATCTCCAACAGACGGTCAATTCCTGCGCTATAACAGCGCCTCAACCGTATGGGTAAACGACACAATCAACCTCGGGACTGACACCGTAGGAAACTATGTTTCAGATGTTGTCGCTGGCACTGGTGTAACCGTAACCCACACGCCAGGTGAGGGTTCAAGTGCTTCGGTTGCCATTGGTCAGGATGTGGCCACAACTGCGTCTGTTTCGTTTGCACATGTTTCCGCCGACGTAACAGGAGACCTCACTGGTAACGCGGATACTGCGACGACTCTTCAAACTGCTCGTGCAATTTCTCTCGCTGGCGATTTGAGTGGTTCTGTCTCTTTCGACGGCTCACAAGACGTAACGATTACCGCAACAGTTCAGCCAAACTCTGTAGCCCTCGGTACTGATACAACCGGCAATTACGTCAACGACATTGTTGCTGGCTCTGCTATCACGGTTACCCATACACCCGGTGAGGGCTCTAGCGCATCGGTTGCCCTGAATGCATCATTGAACGACCTCAACGATGTGGTTGTTGGGACACCAGAAGAATTCCAGGCCCTTGCCTACGACGGTTCTGGCTGGGTTCCGACATACACACCGGTTGTCTCGTATGTCCGCAATGCGGAAGCAACGACACTTGCATCAGGCACAGTTGTCTACCTCTTTGGCGGTACTGGCGACCATGCTTCGGTCAAGCGCGCCGATAATGCGCTGGAGACAACGTCTTCCAAGACTGTCGGCGTTATGGGTACGGCAGTTGCGTCGAACCAAAACGGTCCAGTCATCACACGCGGATATGTCGATGGAATT